CCCAGTGATTTTGATGGCGATTCGTGTTGGCCCTTCTGTTGACAACGGACAAGTTGGTCTGTTGGGAGCAAAAGAAATTATCAACCGTATGCAGTTGCAATTAGAGTCGTTGGGTATCGTTACTACTGGTAACACTTACCTGATTAACTTGATTCTGAACGGCTACGCTACTGGCGCTTTGTCTGGTGGTTTTGTTAGCCCAATTCAGTTGGCTAACGGTATTACTTCTTCACTGGCTCAAATTGCTATTAACATTAACAGCGTGTCTGTTTTCGGTGGTGAATCCGTAGCTGCTGCGTTCTGTCAGGCTAACAGCGTTACAACTTTGGACTTGTCCAACGTGCGTGACTTAGGTAACTCAATCTTGGGTGGCGGTACATCTAACACCGTACCAACAAGTGCGGCAGGTTTCTACCCTGATGGTCCTGATATTTTGTATATCGTTGCTCAAGCGATTAGCGCAACAAGCGGTACTATTTTGGCTCGTTTGTCTTGGAAAGAAGCACAGGCTTAATGTATGGCAAAGTCTCCAGCATGGCAGCGCAAAGAAGGCAAGAACCCCAACGGCGGCTTGAACGCCAAGGGGCGGGCCTCTGCGAAGAAAGAAGGTCACAACTTGAAACCGCCTCAACCCGAAGGCGGCTCAAGGCGCGACTCTTTTTGCGCCCGCATGGAAGGGATGAAAAAGAAATTGACATCCGCAAAAACAGCGAAAGACCCGAACTCTAGGATTAACAAAAGCCTGCGGGCTTGGAAATGTTGAGGTAAATATGGCAGATAACGAAAAATTTCCCAACGTAAGACCTTTTGGTTCTTCGCCAATTGTTCCTACAACTAAAATAGATCCAGAAGAAGATTATCAACGCAGACTGACTGAGTTTAAACAAGCCGGCAGAGGGGCTGGTTTTGGATTTAAACCAAGAACGGAAGATACAGAAGCCGCCCTTGCGGCAAGAGATGCTTATTTAAAAAAACGTGAGCAAGAAGATGCCGTTTCAAATGTGCAATCTAGAAAAAAAGGCGGCATAGTCTCCGCATCTAAACGCGCAGACGGCATAGCCCAGCGCGGCAAAACCCGTGGAAAAATGTGCTAATGGATGCAAACCTTATTTGGTCAGCAGTTTTGTCTATTGTGATGGGAGCATTTGGCTTCTTCATGCGGGAGAAACTCAACCAAGTCCGAGATATGGGCGAAGACATTAAACGTGTTGAGCGCCTACTAAACATAACCCGCGAGGAGATAGCCCGTGATTACGTTACTCAAACAGAAATTCAGCGCATTACTGACCACATTGACCAACGCTTCAATCGCCTTGAAGCAAAAATTGACCAGCTTATTCAAGCGGGAAGATAATGCCAAGTAAGAGTAAGAAGCAACATAATTTCATGGAAGCTGTGGCACACAATGCTGCGTTTGCCAAGAAAGTAGGAGTTCCCCAGTCCGTGGGGAAAGAGTTCAGTAAGGCCGATAAAGGCAAAACTTTTAAAAGAGGTGGTGAGATGGCTACAACTAAGATGGGCAAACCAATGATGAAACCCGGCATGAGTATGGCTAAAGATGGGATGAAACGTCCTACTCCTATGGCTGATACAGCCATGTCCGGTAACGCGGCCGGTATGGGCATGATGAAAAAAGGCGGCAAAGTCAAGAAGATGGCTGCTGGCGGTTTATCTTCTGGTCACAAGTCTGCGGACGGTATTGCATCCAAAGGCAAGACTAAAGCCAAGCAAGTAAAGATGTCTGCTGGCGGCATGTCTAAAAAATATTGCTAAGGACTAATCATGCCAAAACCAATTAAATATGAAGATTACACTCCAGTTGATGAGCCGGTAGGAAATTACACACCGAAAGCCGGAGATGCAATTGTGGTTGAGCCGGAAACTGGAATTACTGGCGCATTAAAAGGTGCTGGCAATGAAATCATGCGAGGTGTTCGTCGTGTTGGCCAGGATTTGGGAATCTCCCAAGACCCTAATCAATACAAAAAAACGCCGCAAGGCGAGGCTATTGCAAATAGTGATGCGGCCAAAGGCGCTCGTAATTATGTTCGTGCATACAAAGAAGGCCTTGGCATGAAATCCAAAAATGATCAGTACGAAAAGAAAAAAGGTGGCCTCATTAAAACAGCTTCTAAGCGAGCTGACGGCATTGCCCAGCGTGGTAAAACTCGCGGCAAGATGGTTATGTGCGGCGGGGGTAAGGTCTAATGATGGCCAGTCGTGGAATGGGAGATATCAACTCCTCAAAAATGCCCAAAGGCAAAAAAACTGCCCGAAGGGATGATACTGATTTCACACAATACGCCGAGGGCGGAAAGGTTGGACTCTATGCAAACATTAATGCAAAGCGCAAAAGAATTGCTGCAGGCTCTGGTGAAAAAATGCGCCGAGTTGGTAGCAAAGGTGCGCCAACTAAGCAAGCGTTCATAAATTCAGCAAAAACAGCAAAGTAAAGGAAACTTATGTCACAACTTACCCTAACTCCAGAAGAAGATGCAATTGTTGCAGACGCACTTCGTGTTAAGGCTGCTTCTTATGCCGCAATGTTTGGTTCTGCCGATGCATCTTTAGAAGCTTTAATTGCTAAAGTTGAAGGCCAACTACCAACTGCAGTAGTGTCGGCTGTAGCTGAAATAGCTGCTGTTGAACCTCAAGTGGAACAAGTTCCAACACCAAAGTCAAAAAAAGCTAAGGTTGAAGAAACTCCAGCTGAAGAGTAATCATGGCATACACCACTGGTTCGACCGCTTTCAACATGGATTTCACGGAGCTCGCCGAAGAGGCGTGGGAACGTGCGGGCCGTGAAATGCGTAGTGGATACGACTTGCGTACAGCTCGTCGATCCATGAACCTGATGACTATTGAGTGGTCAAACCGTGGTTTAAACATGTGGACTATTGAGCAGGGAACCATAACTCTGACTCCCGGACTTAGTACTTATGCTTTGCCATTGGATACTATTGATCTTTTGGATCATGTTATTCGTACAGGGGCTAATGTCTCATCCACCCAAGCTGACTTGAGCATTACTCGTATTAGCGTTTCTACTTACGCCACCATTCCCAATAAGCTGGCGCAAGGCCGGCCAATCCAAGTGTGGATTCAGCGTTTGTCTGGAGAAACAAATCCTACAAATGCAACTTTGTCCACAACCATTAACTCTACCGATACAACAATCACGCTTAGTTCTGTTTCTGACCTCGCGGGCGCGGGATACATTCGCCTTGGTACAGAAGATATCTACTACGCCTACATTGATGGAAATACATTAGGCGGAGTATTTAGAGGTCAAAACAATACAACAGCTGCAGCGCATATATCAGGCGTGGCGGTCTATGTGCCACAGTTACCAGCATTTACTGTTTGGCCAACGCCAGATTCTAGCCAGACATATCAGTTTGTGTATTACCGTATGCGCCGAGTGCAAGACGCCGGCTCTGGTGTACAGACTCAAGACATGAATTTCCGTTTCTTGCCATGTGTAGCGGCCGGATTGGCTTACTACATTGCAATGAAGCAACCCGAACTAGTAAACCGTTTGCCCATGCTTAAATCGGCTTACGACGAACAATTTAACTTAGCTGCTGGTGAAGATCATGAGAAGGCAACAATGAGGCTTGTGCCTCGTCAGGCCTTCATTGGAGGAGGCTCTATCTAATGGCCTCTCCTTATGCATCAGGTAAATACTCGATTGCCGAGTGTGACCGTTGCGGGCAGCGGTACAAGTTAAAGCAACTCAAAATAGAGATTATCAAGACCAAACTGTATCAGCTCAAGGTTTGCGAGGAATGTTGGGATCCCGATCAGCCACAGTTGCAGCTTGGTATGTATCCAGTAAACGATCCACAAGCTGTTTATCAGCCAAGACCGGATACGACATATGTAACAGCTGGAACAAGTTCCACCGGCTTCCCAACAGGAGGCTCTAGAGACATCCAATGGGGATGGAATCCGGTTGGCGGGGCAAGCCAATTTGATGCAGTTTTAACGCCCAACTACTTGGTTTCTACAGCAATAGTTGGTACAGTCACAATATCCGCAACTTAGGAGCTAAACATGGCAAAAAGCGACAGCAAAGAAGATATGAAAATGGACAAAATGCAAGACAAGGCAATGATCAAAAAAGCCTTTAAACAGCATGATGCCCAAGAGCACAAGGGCGGCAAAGGCACTACGCTCAAGTTAAAAAAGGGTGGCCCTACAGGCAAAACAATGCGCGCTGTTGGCCGTAATATGGCTCGCGCAATGAACCAACGCGGAGGCTAATATGGCCACATTTAGTAAAAAGATGATGGGCAAAGAAGTTGGCTCAGGCCAAGTTTATGCCCAGCCACACGATATGTCTGGCAATAAAGTTTCAGTAATGAGCGTTAACAAAAAAAACGCTGCTCCTGAATACGCTATGGAAAAAACAGTTAAGACTGCAGGATTGACCGATCCCGTTCCTAATGGCGTAAGTTACAGCGTGGCTGGAGAGCCAAAAACATCGGGCATCAAAATGCGCGGTGCTGGTTGTGCTACCAAAGGAACTATGTCTAGAGGCCCAATGGCATGACATACACCGAGTTGGTCACCGCAGTTTCTGATTATTGTGAAAACACGTTTGCTACGGCAGACATGAACACAATGATCAAGCAGGCTGAACAGCGTATATATAACTCTGTTCAGCTTTCTAACTTGCGTAAAACATCTACATTGGCGCTAACAAGTAACGTTCAATATGTAGATGCACCAACTGATTTCTTGTCTACATACTCTTTGGCTATCTACCCAAGCGGCGGAGGGGATTACATATTTCTCTTGAATAAAGACACAAACTTTATGAGAGAGGCTTATCCAAATCCTACAACCACTGGTACACCAAAACACTATGCTTTGTTTGGACCGTCTACGCCTGTAACAACATTGAGATTTAGCTTTGGCCCGACACCAGACGCCGCATACTCAGTAGACCTCAACTATTTTTACTATCCAGAGTCAATTGTTACAGCCACGACAACTTGGCTTGGCACTAACTTTGATATTGCTTTGTTCAACGCTACCATGATGGAGGCCGTCACCTATATGAAGGGCGAGCCCGATTTGGTTGCGTTGTACAAAGATCGGTATGAATCAGCCATATTCCTGCTCAAGAACTTGGGTGATGGCAAGCAACGTATGGACGCTTACAGAGATGGCCAAGTTAGGAATCCTGTAGTATGAGCATAGTTCAAACTCAGACCACCAGCTTTAAAGTAGAGCTTTATAAGGGTATCCATGATTTGACAACGGATACCATAAAAATAGCTTTGTATACAGCTAATGCCAATCTAAATGCCGATACAACAGTGTATTCTTCGGCCAATGAAGTGGCTGCAACTGGAACTTATGCAGCTGGAGGAGCGCAACTTACACCGATCACGGTGAGTTCTTCTGGTTATACGGCGTATGTAGGGTTTCCAAACATATCTTGGACAGGCGCAATTACGGCTAGATGTGCTTTGATATACAACGCAAGCAAAGCCAACAGGTCAATTGCCGTGCTGGATTTTGGTTCTGATAAGTCCTCTAGCACGACATTTTTAATTACAATGCCAGCAAACACAGCTACAACGGCATTAGTTAGGAGTTCAGTCTAATGACAACCGCATCAACGTCACTGTTAGGGCTGGCCTTACCCGTTACCGGAGAGTTGTCCGGAACTTGGGGTGATACAGTCAATAACGCTTTGACTGCTATTCTTGATGTATCAGTAGCCGGCACACAAACCATCACAACAGATGCAGACATTACCCTAACTACAACTACGGGTTCTGCATCTTCTACAGGCTTAACTGGAAACAGCGCTCAATATGCAATTATTCGCTGGGCTACAGCTAGTGGAACAACCACCAGATACATCACTGCGCCAGCTCAAAGTAAAGTCTATGCGGTCATTAATGATGCAGTAGGCGCTCAGTCTATCGTCCTTAGAGGAGCTGGGCCAACGACTGGTATCACAATTACCCAAGGCGAGAAGTGCGTTGCCGCTTGGAATGGAACAGACTTTGTAAAGATTGCCACTTCTACAGCTGATGGCGTAACCACTATTACGTTTGGATCGACAGGTTTAACTCCATCGACAGCTACTTCTGGCGCTGTCACTGTTGCTGGAACATTGATCACAACCAATGGTGGAACTGGACTTTCCTCCTATACAGCGGGCGATACAACTTATTACGCATCTGGAACTGCGCTAACTAAGTTAGCTATTGGCGCATCAGGAACAATCAAAACATCCACAGGCACTGCTCCTCAGTGGGTAGCAAGTCTAAATACATCCCAAGGCGGTACAGGTGTAACAAGTTACACGGCAGGTGACCTGATTTACTTTTCCACTGGTACAACGTTCACCAAGCTGGGTATCGGTACAAATGGTCAGGTGTTGACTTCTAGCGGAACCGCTCCTCAATGGTCTTCAGCCTCCTCCGTTGGTGTGACGACCATCAGCTTTGGTTCAACTGGACTGACACCAAGCACTGCTACAAGTGGTGCTGTAACGGTTGCTGGCACATTAAATGTTTCCAATGGCGGTACAGGCGTAACTGCATCAAGTGGTGCTAGTTCAGTCATGCTACGTGATGCAAATCAAAATGTAGCGGCTAACTCGTTTTTAAGTAATTTCACCACTGTTGTATCTGCTGGAACAACTACAACTTTGACAGTTGCTTCAGCGCCTTTCTATCTCATAACAGGCTCAACTAGCCATACATTCCAATTACCTAATGCAACTACATTGGTCAATGGGACAATGTATGCGTTTAACAATAACTCATCTGCTGGTTCTGTATCCGTTAACAATGGCGCATCAAGTCCCACGTTGATTGCTACTGTTGGCTCTGGTAGTTATACAGTGGTTACATTGCTTGATAATTCGACTCAAGCAGGTTCTTGGGATAAGCATGTACAAGCGCCATCTAATGTGACTTGGACAACGAACACGTTTAACTACGTCGGGTCAATCACGGGTGCTACATGGAACGGAGTTGCAGTTGGTGTGTTGTATGGTGGCACAGGGGCGACCACAGTAGCAGGCGCACAAACTAATTTGCAGGTTGATCCTGCTGGAACTGCGGTTGCCATGGCAATTGCTCTTGGCTGAGTAAGGAATAATAAATGGCAAATACATTCACACGATATATCAACCGCAACGTAGGTACATCCCCAGTGACTATGGTCACTGCGGCATCATCTACACAGACTACCGTGATCGGTCTTACAGCCGCTAACACAACATCTAGCCCTATTACAGTGGATGTGTACGTTGTGGTGTCTGCGGCTAACTACTACCTAGTTAAGGGCGCTACGGTGCCTGTAGGTGGTTCTTTGGCGCTATTTGGTGCTGATGGTAAGTTGGTATTAAACACAAGTGATGCATTCACAGTGGTGTCTAGTGCCGCAACATCTGCTGACTTTATCCTCTCTGTACTGCAAATAACATGAGTTATATTGGTAATACTTCTACTACTCAGGCTTTCACGCCAGCCGTTGATTACTTCAGCGGTAACGCAAGTACGACTGCATTCACGCTGTCTCGCCCAGTTGCGTCTGTGGCGCAGGTACAGGTGGTGGTTAACAACGTAGCCCAGAACCCCAGTTCAGCCTACACAATCAGTAGCAACACAATCACATTTACTTCCGCACCATCCAGCGGTACTAACAACATTTATGTGTACTACACAAGCCCGATTACGCAGGTGATTGCACCGGGTCAGGGTACGGTGACAGCCACATCTTTTGTGTCAAGCACGGGTACAGGCGCAGGGGTATTTCAAACTAGCCCTACGATAACAACACCAGTTATCAGTTCACTTTCATCTGCATCTGCTACTGCGCTAACTTTGCAATCTGCTGGTACTACAGCGGTCACGGTGGACACTAGCCAGCGAGTTGGTATTGGTACTACATCTCCCAGTGCAAATCTTGAAGTTAAAGGGGCATCAGGTCAAAATATTTATGTGTCATACACAAGTGGCTCCCAACTTCGTTTGAAATCTGATTCTGGTGATTCTGGTGTTGGTACAACTGGCTCAACGCCTTTGTTATTTTTAGTAAACAATGGGGAAGTTGCACGATTCAATTCATCAGGCAATATTCTTTGTTTGGCTGGTGGCTCAACATCTGCAACAGGAACAGGCATCGCTTTCCCCGCAACCCAATCAGCATCATCTGACGCAAACACATTGGATGATTATGAGGAAGGGACTTTTACTCCGACTGCATATGGTTCTACAACTGCTGGAACAACAACCTACACAGTTCAACAAGGCTCTTATACAAAAATAGGAAGGCAAGTAACAGTTTCTACAAGAGTAGATTATTCAGCCATGACGGGAACTGGTGAAATAAGATTTGGTGGTTTTCCATTTACATCGGCAAATGATTCAATGGAATATACAGGGGCAGTTGTTACTAATAATCTTAATTGGACTACTGGAAGCGCAATAGGAATTTATTACGGACCAAATTCAACTTTTTGTGTAATTTTTAACATTGGCGATGATATTGCTTGGGGTAGTCAACAATGCGTAAATGAAGCCGCAGGAGCAAGAATGACTTTTACATATTTTGTTTAATTAACTAACATGGATTTGTTAGTCGGACACTTAACTTAAAGGAAAAATCATGGCACTCACAGAAACCAAAGTCATTGACCAAATCACAGTCACCGAAAACGGCATAGTGTTGTACCGTGAGGCAACGCGTATCTTAAAAGACGGTGAGCAGATAGCGCAGACGTTTCATCGCACTTCATTGACACCGGGGCAAGACTTGACTGGACAGCCAGCAAACGTACAGGCTATAGCAACAGCCGCATGGACGGCAGATGTAGTGTCGGCATATCAGGCTCGCATGGTGGCGCTGGAGAACAAATAATGGCAGTCAGCACAATCAGTCAGGCAGGGTTGGATGCACCAATCACACTAACCAGCCCAACATTAACTAGCCCTTCAATTTCTGGCACTCCAGTGATGGGTGCAAGTGTCATTACCTCTGGTACTGCTGTTGCATCCACATCAGGCACAAGCATTGACTTTACTTCTATTCCATCATGGGTAAAGCGTATTACTATTGTTTTTAATGGTACTAGCACTAATGGTGCAAGTCAAACGTTAATCCAATTAGGAACAGGTGCCACAACATATACAACATCAGGATATGTAAGTACAAGTGTTGGAGCCGCATCTACTCCGGGTGTGCAAAGTTACACAACAGGATTTGGAATACGATGTGATGACGCTTCGTATGTAATGTCTGGTCACATGGTTATAACAAATATTAGTGGAAATATATGGATTTCTTCTCACACTACAAGAATAGCGGCGGGAGTTTGTCCTCTAGGTGGTGGGTCAGTAACACTTGGCGCAACATTAACTGCTGTGCGTATTACCACAGTAAACGGAACAGACACTTATGATGCTGGCTCAATCAACATCCTTTACGAGTAAACAACATGACACATAGAATCGTAGTAAATGTTCAAACGGGCGAAACCACGCAAGTTGATTTAACGGCAGAAGAAGTGGCACAAGCACAGGCTAATCATGCCGCTTGGGTAATAGCAGAAGCCCAACGACAATTAACACCTACGCTTGAGGAAACAATACAAAGTCAAGCCGCAACAATCACTGCGTTAACCGCCCGTCTTGAGGCGCTGGAAAGCCGAACATGAGTTACATAGGCAATCAACCTTACACAGCCGCATTCCTTGTAGACACAAAGTCAGGGGATGGAACAACTACGGCATTTACTCTAACAATTGCTCCTGCAAATACATCTTCTTGTATCGTAGCAATCACAGGAGTCTTGCAAGATCCATCAACCTATTCTGTATCAGGCACAACCCTGACCTTCTCTGCCGCGCCTCCAAGCGGTACTTCAAATATATCAGTGCGCTATTTGGGCATCCCAGCCAGCGGAGTAACGACTACAGCCTACAGAACAGTAACCGAGTTCACAGCAACATCGGGACAGACATCATTCAGCGTACCAAGTTACACCGTTGGATACATTGACGTTTACAGAAACGGCGTGATGCTTGGTACTGCCGACTTCACAGCCACAACAGGCACAACAGTAGTACTAGCGTCAGGCGCAACAACAGGCGACTTAATCCGCACAGAGAGTTTCTATGTAAGTTCAGTGTTGAATGCCCTACCATCGACTGGCGGTACGTTGACAGGAAACTTAGTGGTTACGGGTACAGAAACTGTGCCTACGATTACATCGCCAACATCTACAGCTTTGACGTTACAGACTAATAACGGCACTACGGCAGTAACTATTGATACTTCTCAGAATGTAAGCGTTGGTTCTGCAACAAATACAACATACGGAAAATTATCTGTATTTAATGCGCAATCTGACGGAAACCAAACGATAGCAAACTCAGGTATTTTATTTGCAAATTCGGTAGGCGGACAATTTGCTCAAGCGGCTATTTGGCCTTTTGGAAGTTCTGGTTTTGCTGGTTCTCTTTTGTTTGGAACTTCACCTAGCGGTAGTGGAACTTTTACGCCTACAGAGCGTATGCGTATCGCCTCAGATGGAAAAGTATTTGTTGGAACAGGCACAGACTTTACGGATAATCCTCAACAAGGTTTAATTTTATATGCGGCAAATAATAATTCGCAATTAGTCGTTTGTCATGGTAGTGGTACAAGTAGCGGAACTTATTTTGCAAAATTTGATTACAACGCAAGCACAATAGGCACTATTACTCAAAACGGCACAACGGCAGTTGCATATAACACTTCATCTGACTATCGCCTAAAAGAAAATATTGCACCATTAACTGGCGCATTAAATAAAGTTGCATTACTAAAACCAGTAACTTACACATGGAAAGCATCACCAGAAGAAACAGGTGAAGGCTTTATTGCACATGAATTAGCAGAGGTATGCCCACAAGCAGTTCACGGAACTAAAGATGAGGTAAACGCTGATGGAAACCCAGTTTACCAAGGCATTGACACATCATTCCTAGTAGCAACACTAACAGCCGCAATCCAAGAACTAAAAGCTGAATTAGACGAACTCAAAGCAAAGGTTGGATAAGACATGACTAATGCCGTAGCACTAGCACAAGGTGCATCAAACAACGTAACGATGCGAAACCGCATCATCAATGGTGCTATGGTCATAGACCAGAGGAACGCAGGGGCGGCTGTCACGCCTACGGCAGATGCGTACACACTAGATAGGTGGGATGCTGGTATGTCTCAAGCCAGTAAAATGACTATTCAACAGTCATCAACTGTACCTGCTGGATTTAGTAAATCTTTATCTATGACTGTTGCATCAGCCTATACACCATCGGCATCAGAATGGTTCGGTCTTTACCAAAAAATTGAAGGTTTTAATAGCGCAGACTTTGGGTTTGGTGCGGCTGGTGCATCAACAGTAACTATTTCATTTTGGGTGCGCTCTAGTATTGCAGGGTCTTATGGTTTTAGTTTAAGTAATAGTGCTCAAAATCGTAGTTACCCTGTTCTTTATACAGTTAATAGCGCAAATACTTGGGAACAAAAAACTATCACTATTGCTGGTGATACTAGCGGAACATGGGTTGGCGCAACAAATGGAATTGGGCTGTTGTGTATTTGGTCACTTGGTGCTGGTTCTTCGTATCTACAAACAGCAAACGCATGGGGAACTGGATTAGGACTTGGCACAACTGGTCAAACAAATTGGATTTCAACAGCAAGTGCTACCTTCTACATAACAGGTGTGCAACTAGAAGCAGGGACAACAGCATCCCCATTTGAGTACCGCCAGTACGGTACGGAGTTGGCTTTGTGTCAGAGGTATTA